GTACTTATGAAAGTATACACAGAGGTAGTCTGGACATGGGATGAAGAGAAAGGAGAACTTGTTGAAGAGTCTTCTAAATCTCATGAATATGAAGGTCCTATTGTAGGGGCAGTTTCTTGGACCTCTTTTAGGGGATATGATGGTGGTGGAAGAATAACACTAGATCCCAAAGGAATTTCAGGAGGTTGGAATGCTGGTTGGGAAAGAGGAAATGAAGTTGGTTGGAGTCCATTAGGTAAATGGGGTGCTGGACTTATATTAGGTCTAGAAGGAGCAATAAAGGGTCAACTAGGTCAAGATGATATTTATGGTTGGAAAAGAAATCCCAAACCCTCTACTTCTAACAAAAGTCCAGGTGATACCTTACTAAAAACCCAGATTGCAGGTACTGGATCTAACTTTGGAAGGTATGGAGACATCAGCCAACAAGCTCCAGGAGGTTGGATCAGACAACAGAACCAAAACCGTGATGGTCGGTCTAGTACTCTTATGACAAGAGGATTATCTAAGAAACAAATAAATGCTCGTAATACAGCATAATGTTTAGAATGCTGGATCAGGAAGAGATCCAATTCAACTGGGAAGAATATGAAGGTGCTATTTCAGAAGCAATCAATGCATCTGTTGGTAGTAAAGCAATGTTTGACTCGGATAAGAAGGTTCTTGGGCATATATATAAAAAATTAACAAACCCCTTTAACTCATCAATGCAATTATGGGTGGTAGAAGAAGATGGACTTAATTATGTCGTTTTGACACAAATCCAGTATTGTGAGTTTACAGGACGTAAAACTCTGTTATGGTTCAGTGCTACTAAAGTCGGTGATGTCGATACTAACGATATGGTTAAGGCATACCAAGAAGGTGAAAATGGTCTTAAAGAATATGCTAAAATGAACGATTGTGAAGGCATTTGCGGATATACTGATCTCGACTACTTTGCCAAGAAAGTCAAAGAGGACTGGGATGGAGCAATTACACGGTATTTCTTTTATTTGCCTATGAAGGAGGCAGCATGAGTATGGGTGGAGGTGGAGGTGGTCCTGTACAAGAAGCTAAGAAAGTAGTTCAAAAAGCAGTAACAGAACCCGTCAGAGTTACTCAGGCAGCACTCGAAGGAGAAGATGTCTGGAGCGGTTCCGATCTGCAAGCAGTAACAACCAATCCAGGTGAAGTAATAAATGATTTGTATCAAGGTTCAGATGTAGACAAAACATTCGAAGGGATACAAAATGCTTTATTCCCTACTGGAGATAACACAGATGATCTTGATGCAGAAATCGATTATGTTGAAAACACACCAGTTCCAGTTCCAACTACAGCACAACCCATGGTTGGAGGGGACATGTCAAATGCTGCATTGCAAGAACAAGCTTTACCAGGAACTAATATTCGACAAGATATGATGAATCCGCTTTCAGGAGGACGGAGGAAAACCATGCTGACAATAGGACAGTCTGCATCTAAAATCAATGCACGAAGAATAGGTTAGTCATGGCTTACGAAGATCAAGATAATCCTGCATCTGATATTATTCAGGAATACGAATATCTGAAGTCCAACCGATCTGCATGGGAAGGTCAATGGAATCAGATTGCTGAAATGGTTATTCCAAGACGAGCAGATTTCCATAATAAAGACCGTAATCCTGGTAATGAACGAAGACAGAAGATCTTTGATTCTACTCCAGTACGTGCATTATCACGATTTGCAGCAGGTATGCATAATATCCTTACTCCTGCAGCAGCACCTTGGTTTATTCTAAAACCTAGAGTACGTGCCTTAGAACAGAACAGAGATGTCAATCTGTGGTTAGAAGAGACTACAAAACAGATTCAGATGTTTCTGTCTCGTCCGCAATGCAACTTCCATCCCGCAGTGTATGAGTACTATGCAGACTTAGGTGCTTTTGGGACTGCCATTATGTTTATTGAGGATGTTCCAGGAGAAGGTCCAATGTACAGGAACTTCCCTCTGTCTGATTGTCTTCTTGCAACTAATAATCTAGGACGAATTGACACAGTATTCAGGCATCATAAACAGACTGCAAAAGCACTTATAGAACAGTTTCCTCCAGAACAGCTTTCAGAGAAGGTTCTCAAAAGCATGGAATCTGGAAAACCCTATGAAACTTTTGAGTGTTTCCATGTTGTAAAACCATGGCATTCTCTTAAACCTAGTGCATTGCAAACAGTTGAAAAACCTTGGGTTTCTCTTCACATCCTTAAAGAAGAAAAGAAGATCCTTGGTGTTGGAGGATATGACCAATTCCCATACACATGTAGCAGATGGTCAAGAAATGCATTGGAAATATATGGGAGAGGTCCAGGAGGAGATGCACTTCCTGATATCCGAATGCTCAATGAAATGGAGAAAACCTACCTCAAAGGTCTTCAGAAGCAGGTGGACCCTGCGTTGACCCTGCCTGATGATGGGTTTATAACACCCTTAAAAACCTATGCTGGGGCACTCAACTTTCACCGTGCAGGGTTCACCTCTCAGGATATGATAGGTCAGATCCCTACTGGAGAACCTAGATATGCAGATGCAAAGATGGGTCAAGTCAGAGAAGCTATCGATAAAGCCTTCTATTTGGACTTGATGGAATTACCTGGACCTACTGCAAGTGATGGTGATGTACTCCGATTTACTGCAACAGAGATTGCAATGAGACAAAGGGATCGTTTGATTATCCTTGGTCCTATTGTTGCCAGACAAGAAGCAGAGTTTCTTTCTCCTCTTATTGAACGTACCTTCATGCTGATGATGAGATCTGGGATGCTGCCACCTCCTCCTGAAGAAATGATGGAGGTTGATTTCATGGTGGAATATGTGAATCCTGTATCAGTTTCAATGAGATCAGTAGAACTCAATGCAGTTTCACAATTGATGCAATTCATTATGCCTTTGGCACAGATTGATCCTATGGCAATTGAAAGACTCAATATTAGTAGAATTACTGAATTGGGTGCAGAAATCCTACGTGCTCCTGCATCTGCAATTAGAACGAATGAGGAAATGCAACAGATTATGGAAGCACGGCAACAACAACAAATGGCAGAACAACAGATGCTTGCAGGACAGATGGCATCTGAAGTTGATAAAAATGTTGCTGATGCGGAAGCAAAGAGAAGAGTTAATTGATGTTTAAAAAAGAGGAACGTAGAAGAACTTTATATTATGAGCTTTTTAACAGTCCTGCTGGTAAGGAGGTATTAGCTGATCTAAGCAGGAACTATAAAATACTCAGTACAACCTTCGTGGAAGGTGATTCTCATCTTTCTGCCTTTAAGGAAGGTGCACGATCTGTTGTAATGAGTTTAATGCAGCTTGCAAGATCTTCCCCACAGGAGGTTATGCAACATATCAAAAAACTAGAAGCTGAATATGGAAGAACCGACCAGTGAACCCGTTGCGAATGAAGTACCAGCGGATAATTCACCATCCTTTGATTCAACCAGTCTCCCTGGAGATTTAGCTGATGAACCGAGCCTTCGTAACTTCGATTCTGTCGATAAGTTGGCTCAAAGCTATGTCCATCTTGTACGAAAGATGGGAGCACCGCCTGAAAACTTTGTCCAAGTCCCTAATGCAGGAGAATCTTGGGATGGAGTATATCAGGCACTAGGAAGGCCAGAAGAACCATCAGGCTACAGTTTTGATGATTATGAAAATCAGCCAGGACAGTTTGATGAATTCAGAGGCAAAGCACACCAGTTGGGTCTGACTCAGAATCAGGCAGAGAAATTGTTGGAAATTTCTTCACAGGAACAACAACAAAACTCTAAGATGCAGCAACAGCATATGGAACAACTGGAAATGGAAGGCCAACAAGCCTTGATGAAGGAATGGCCTGGAAAAGAGTATGACAAGAATATGGAATTTGCTCGTCGTGCTTTTGGACAGTTCGCAACTCCTGAACTTCTTCAGTTTGTAGAAGATACAAGGATTGGAGATCATCCTGAAATCATCAAAATGATGTCTAACATAGGCAAAAGTTTTGCTGAACATCAATTGTTAGTGGGCACAGACTCACCAACTCAACTCTCACCAGTCAATGCACAGCAGAAGATTGATGAGAAATTTGGAGACAAAGACTTTAATGAAGCGTATTTGAACAAGGAACATCCAAATCATGATTCTGCAGTGAAGCAGATGTCACGATTGTTCCAAAGTGCAAACGAATAATCGGAAGCACTTGAAGTCCATGTGAAACCTTTCGGGAGACAATCGCTTTAGCGACCTCCCTGTAGGAAGGGTTCGGAGTCCAGGAATGGGCAACTCCCTTTGACAGTTGGACACCCAACTTAAACTACTTAGAAAGGTATCCTATGGCATATGATGCTATAAATACCTCCATGGTGAAGCAGTACTCTGCGAATGTGCAGCATCTGCTCCAACAAAGAGGTTCAAGGCTTCGAGGGGCCGTAACCCTTGAAACAGGCAAGATCGGTGAAGAGGTCTTCATGGATCGTGTCGATGCTACCGATGCGGTAGAGGTCACATCCCGTCATGCGGATTCTCCGCTGATGGATGTCCCACATGATCGCAGACGGGTAACACCGAAAGATTATGACTGGGGTAAGCTTGTAGACAATCCCGATAAATTGCGTCTAATTATGGACCCTACCAGTGCATACGTTGAGTCGGCTGCAATGGCAATGGGACGTAAGATTGATGACATCGTCCTTTCTGCTGCTCATGGAACTGCATATGGTTCTGGAACGAGTGCAGGTGCTGATGCCAATGAAGCAATTGTATGGCCTGCAGATGCAAGTCAGGATATTGCTGTTGATTTTCAGCAAGATGGGACTACAGGGACAAATAAGACCCTTACCGTCGATAAGCTCATCCGAGCACAACGCATACTTCAACAAAATGAAGCAGATGACTATGATGCAAGTGGACGTTCTCCACTTTTCATTGTTTGTTCATCGGCCCAGATTGAAGGCATGTTAAATGATGATAGTTACAAAAACCGTGATTATTCACCTCTGTATGCTCTGTATACAGGTGATGTGGATCATTTCATGGGATTCAACTTCATCAGAACTGAAAAAACCAGTGTCACAAGCAGTGTGGAAGATGTTTTATGCTTCCATCGTGCTGGACTTGGACTCTGCATCTGGGAAGACATTGTTGCCCGTGTAGATGAACGTCCTGACAAACGGTTCAGCCAGTACATCTACTTTCGGATGACGATGGGTGCTACACGTTTAGAAGAAAAGCGTGTTCTCAAAATCAAATGTGCAAACGCTTAATCTGAAAGGAAAATTATGGCTGCAATAGTAGCAGGAACGGCTGCATCGTTCCACGCAACTGAAATGGCAAAAACTGCCCAAGGTGGTGCTGTAAAGCCCACAATGTTAAATGTCGCCTCTAGTGGTGGACGTATGCGTATGTGGTACGACACCATTACAATAGGCACAACCAATTCCGCATCTTGGACTACTGGTAACTTTGCAACAATTGCTGTGTTACCAAAGATGGCTAAAGTATGGAGTATTAAGATCCATCAAACAGCTACTCTTGGTTCA